TGATGTTGTGCTTCTTGTTTTTTTACCAATAACATCAAAATTAACTTGTGGTATTCCTGTATTACCAAATACTTCAGGTTCAAACTTAAATCTAACATAAGCGTAAGCCACACCCTGTAATCTATCTGACGATGTCCAAGTGCCATTGGTTTCTGAAATTAAATCACGATCTGCTGTTTGTGTAGTTGAGCCGTTGTATATTTCATATTTAACTGTAGGTTCATATTCTGGTTTTTGAATATTTTCCATACCAAAGACAGATATATTACCAATAAGACCACCTTCACCTTCATTGATAATAACATTTGTTAGAGAAGTATCATATAAATCAGGAGCTGTATCAACAGTATCATTATTTAAATATACGTTTGATACACCTTGAATTTCACCTTCTGCGATTGCATAAACCACATGAAGAAATTCATTATCTGCGCCTGATACATGATAAAAAATTGGTGTACCACCCACCCTTCTTTTGCCATAAATAACAGGTAGAGGATTGGTTGAACCTTGTTGATTTGCTAAAGCTGAACTTGCTTGTGCAGACATATCATCAGGAAAGTCCATTTTCATAGCACCTAGTAATTGACTTCCAGCGTAAGCACCAACTACAACTGCTGTTACACCAATAGCTATTAATGTACCTGTGGCTATTCCTGCTGCTGCTGCACCACCTATAAATGAAGCTGCTACTGCTGTACCTATTTTTGCAAAAACAGGTGCTAATGCTGGTAAAGCAAAAATACTACCTGTAAAAAATAAAGCTGTTATAAATAATATTATGTTTCTAATTTTCATTACTAAATCTATATGCAGAATCAAAATCGTTAAAATCAGATATTGGCAAAATTGCTGTACCTATTTGTTCATCTACAGATGCTATTTTACTACCAATACAAATATGACATGAATCCCAATTTTCGTTATGTTTGACTAATATATCGCCAAATATAGCTTTACTTGGATGATATTCTTTCATGCCTAATTCCAAACATCTGCCTGATATTCTTTGCGCAAATTCTTTTTGAAATTTGATTGCACCTTTTTTTGTAGAATATTTTTCATAAATTATTTTCAATAAATCTGTACCTAATACCTGATCAAAGTATTCAACAATAAATGTGTTGCAATCATTTGTACCCCATGCAAAAGGCTCATTTAATTTTGATTCAATGTATTTATTTGCCTTAGATTTATCTATCATCGTATTTCTGTTGGTAAATTTATTCTGCTTCCAGATGAACCATAATTTACTGTTGATGTAGCTTTTACAGGTCTTTCTAAAACACTATCACCACCGCCACCAAATTCTGAAGCTGTAGCAGTTTCGGATAAAGTAATTGTAAAATAATCTGTGTTGGAAGCATCAACTACAGTATGCGATTTATTTAATAAACTTCTATCCAAACCGCCAACATCATCCAAGCCTTCTAAAGTTATCGTGTCGCTATTTGCTAAACCATGACTTCTGTAATGAACTTTTACAGTAGCAGATGAAGCTGTAGTTTCTATTGGATTGGTTCTAATAATTTTTCCATCTAAACGAACTGCATCACTACCACCTCTTGCGGTACTTGTTGCTGTTGTTGAAACAACAACTGTAACTGTGTTTTCTGTTATAGCTGTAACAGTATGTGCTTTATTTATATCAGAAGCTGGTACACCGCCAACTGCTATAGCACCTGAAATTGTGATTGAATCGCTTACAGCAATATTATGTTCTGCAAAATCTATAACCAATGATGTTGAACCTGATGTGGTTTTCAAAGGATTGGCTAGAACAATATTCTTTTGTGTAACTGCAACTGTAAGTGTATCTGTAGTCCTTGCGGTAATTTTATGATCTAAGGCAAGGATTCTACTTTCTATACCACCAACAGATGTTGTTTCTAAATTAAAAGAAACTGCTTCATCAACTTTGGCAAAGTTATCCGCATTGACAGTTATTGAATTAGAGCCTGATGTAGTTTGTATCAATACAGGCACAACCAATTCATCATCAACTGTGATTTCACTACCGCCAAACTTCCCTGATTTAACAGATGTTACTGTATTTGGTACTGCAATTGTAAAACCAAAGCCATCAGAATCTAAAGCAACTATGGCATGAGTTCCAGCACCTTCTGAAAAATTAATTGCAGAACTTAAAATAAATTCACCATCATCAAATGTTTTCGATTCAAAGCCATTTATCTTGACTTGTTGTCCTACAGAAAAATTAGAAGTGCTTCTATTTGCATAATTGATGTGTATTCTTACTGAACCTGATTGCAAACTGAAAGATGGATTGGTTGGTCTTATTTCTCTAAAAATACTTTTTTGCGCTGGTGATGTATTATTGATTGGCGATGTCGAAGAACCTTGTGTTGATACACTAGAACTACCACCACCTGATGCAGTAGCACCTGTAGTCATTCCCCAATTCAATTCTTTTACTACAACTGAACTGAATCTAAACCCTGTATCACCAGCAAAGAAACTTTGTTGTGATTCATTATTTGTAAATCTTGTATTGATTCTATCAAAGTCTACAAATAATGAACTTGCTTGTACTGCTATTGTGCTAGTTCCAGCATCTACATCTTCTTTGATTACAGGATTATTCAATCTGCCATCAAATATTAATAAAGGATCGGAAACCAAAGCATCGTTACTATCTAAAAATGCTTTGTAAATTTGTACTGTTCTATCTAAGTAACCACCTTCTAAAAATAAATTAACATAAGTTGTATCTACTCCTGATAAAGAAATACTTATAGTTTCAATATTAGCTTCATTGGTTTCAACAATATCTGAAAAAGCTAGAAAACTTCCTGTTGGTGTATAAGTATTTGAATCATAAGTTACAGGAATATAAGCATCAGATAAAAAATAACTGACATCATCAAAAGATAATTTAACTAGATGAAAAGGTTTATTGGCAGATTTAACAATCTCTGTTTGAAATGCACCTGTGCTTCCTCTATCCATCTCATTAAAATATTTCTACCAATGACATACTAAAACCATATAAAGCACTAACATCAGTATTAAATTGAGTAATATCATCACCAAAAGAAACTGTAAAAGGTACTGCTGAAAAAACTATGGTTTCATCATTAGCAACAGCATTTAAAAGATTAGGTGCAAAATTTAAAGTAGCATGACTTGTACCATCTGCATCCATGTCAGCAGTAGCCATATACACTTTTGAATGACCACTAAATTTAAAAAAATCACCAGCTTTTATAATGCCTGATTCTGAAGCTGTAAGACCATCTATAGTCGCTGAACTTGCACCAACTGACACCGCACCATCAACTACAGGAGATTCGGTTGTATCGCCTTGCGATGTGCTTATTACAGGCGGTACATAAGTAAAGGTTTCAAACTGACCTTGTTGCTTCATAGCAAAAGCGTAGATAGGTGCAAACTCTGATCTAGTCATTGGTGGAAATTGCACTTCCAACAACCATCTTTGACCACCTCTTCTTCTAACCTGCCTTTTTAAATTTTGTGTAACAGAAACTAAAGTAGGCTCTATAGATTTTATGTTTACGCTACTTGCTGAAGGTGATGTTGGGAAACTGCCACTCATGTTACAAAACCTCTTCTACCTCTCTTATTAAATTCGCTTTCTATTATGGCAGATATTGTAGGTGCATTTTCTGTGATTGCAGATAAAGTATCTTTTGAATCAAAAGCTTGAATATTGTAAGTAATATTTACAGGCATACCACCTGATCCCATGCCACCACCTAATCTATTGTTTGGAACGATTGTTCCTGTTTTGTTTGGTACAAATAATTCTGCACCAGCTTCACCAACTAAGTAAGGTTTGTTTCCTGTTACAGTACCACCTCTTTCTCTTTTGCCACCTAAACCGCCAAGAAAAGAAGTAAAGCCACCTGTAATTTTATCTATAATTAATTTTTTAATCGCTATTCTTAATAATTCTTTGATTACAAAGTTTGAGAAATCTTTAAAAGCAAACTTACCTGTCATTAAGCCATCGACCAAAGTATCTTCAAATTTTTTCATTGCTTTAACAGTTGTATTTTCAATAGCCTTGCCTGTATCTCCCAACTCTTGTTTATATTTAGCTAAAGGACTTAAGGCATCTGTAAATGCTTGTGTACCTCTGTTTGCAAATTCATCTGTGCCATTGGTCAAAGTATTCATAGCTTCAACAGAACTTCCAATCATATTTCTGTATTCACCTACTTTAGTCATGACTCCTGTAAAGCCTTCGATAGTTCTTTGTTCAAATTCGTTTTGTCTATCTAGTAAAGAATTTATAGCTTCTTCGTTTCTGCCAAAAAAGTTAGTTATTTGTAACAAACTTTCTTGTAAAGAAGTAACCATTCTTGAGCCACCAAGAACCAATTCTTGCATAGCTAATAAAGCTGTTTGTACTCCATCAATTATGTTTGTTGCCAATGCTTGACTAAATTTTTGAATACCACCCTCTCCTTCAGCAAAGGTTTTAAACATTGTAGTAAATTGATTTACAAAAGTTTGAAGTATCGGCAGAAATGCCGCAAAAACATTATCTTTCAAACTGTTTAATTGTCTACTTAAAATATTAGAAGTATCATTAAATCTTTCAACAGCATCTACAGCTTCACTTGATATACCAATACCGAGTTCAAGCATTTTATCTTTTAATCCAGCAACCGCATCACCACCTTGATTTAAGATTGCAAATAGTTGTTGTCCTGAACGACCAAATAAATTAGTTAGTGCAGAATTTTTTTCTGCTGAAGAACCTAAAGCCGCTATACCATCTGCTGTTTCAAGTAATAATTGTTCTGTGCCTTTAAGGTTTCCTGAACTATCTCTAATGGAAACACCTAAGTCTTTAAATAAATCTGCTTGTGTTTTTAAACCTCTACCAGCTTCACCAATATTTTTACTAAATTTAAGCAATGCTTTGTTAGCACCTTCTGACGAACTTCCAGCTTCTTCTGCGGCTATTTGAAAGGCTTGTAAGAATTCTACAGATACGCCTAATTGATCTGACGTTTTTCCAAGCGTATCTATATAGGCAAATGATTGTTTTCCCAAAGCGGCTAATGCAAAGCCAACACCACCAATGGCGGCAGTTAAGCCACCAAAAACTTTTAGTGCTTTGCCAACACCGCTTTTTATTTTATTTAAACTTTGTGAAACCTGATTAAAAACAGCTTTGGTTTTATTAACCGCAGAAATGACAATATTTAATTTACCTAAGTTACCCATTGTTTTCCATTTTACTATTCATTTCTTCTAAATATGCCAACCAATAAATAAACTCATCTACTGTCATGCTCTTTTGCAATTGTTCAACTGTCATGCCGAGCCTGTCCGCAAGAGCAAACATAGCAAATAAGTCAGAATCGGCTTTTACTTTTCCTGTGCTTTTTCAGATGTAACGCTACCTAAAATTTCAGATGCAACATTAGACAAAACTTCCACATCAGCTTTAGTCATAAGGCTATCCTTATCAGCTAATGTAAAAAGTTTATTACCATCTGCATCAAGACTTTTGGTAATAATAGCGTAAACCATAACCTCAAGGTCGCCACCATTTGCCATTTTGTAGAGTTTTTTACTCTCTTGCAATGTTAATGGTTTTGTAAAAATTTCTAAAGGTTGATCTTCTGTTCCCCATTCTTTGACTTCAATTTTTTTAATTTCTTGACTGTCAAAGTGAGCAACGACATTATCAATCGCTTTAGTCATTATGAGTAAGTACCAATAGCCAATGCACCTGTGCCTTGAAATGCAATAGTCATTTCAACAAGTCCATCATGTGCCGCAGTTCTAGTAACATCAGTTACGATAGCTGTGCCTGACAATTTGTATGCACCACTTGCTGTTCCTTCAGGTGCTAAATTCATAGTGAATGAAGAACCTATAGTCAAAGAAACTTGACCTGAAGTATCAGTATCATCAAAAAATACATCTACTGAACCTGAAAATTCAGTCAAAGTAGCTTCAAATGTTTTTGCTGAGTCACCCATTGAAGTAGATTCTGTAGTGTCACCTGTTTGCGTGATACTGTAAGACCTAACTTCTGCTATAGCATTACTGCCTGTTTGAACTACACCAGCTTTACCTGTTAATGTTGCCATTATTAATCCTCTTTAGATTTTGTTTTAATTTTAGATTCTCCTTCAAGAATCCACCCATTTTGTTTTAGATTTTCTACTTCTGAATCAAAAACAGTAATTTTGCTTTTGCCATCAGGAGAAACCATTACATTTTTATCCATAATAAAAACCTCTATAAAGCGACATCTGCTGTCACTTCTGTAGTTTGATAACCTATATTATATACCATAGTCATAACAGCAATAGGTTGTTCACCCTCGCCATTATAATTTATTTCTGTTGAATCTAGAAAAGAATCTCTGGCTAAATTATTGTGAGTTACATCTGCACCCATAGCCGCTTCAACTTCTTTAGCAATAGTATCAATCGTATCATCATAATTGCTATTTGCTTTTACATACGCTTCAATTACTAGAGATAGATTCCTTTGCATTGTTCTACTTGAACCCATTTCTAGTAATTCTGAATCTTCAGATTTTGTATAAATAATTATTGCTGGTAGCTTAGATTCTTCTAAATTATAAACTCTGCTTTGATAAACATTTGATCCTGTAGTAGTTAGACCTGTTAAGGTTGTACCAACTCTTTCTCTTATTTGCTGTCTTATGTGATTAGCCATTATTGTTCTTGTAATATTAAAGCTGTAATGCCTGTGTTATCAGGTTGCACATTTACAACAGAATAAGTTTTTGCACCTTTCAAAGTATTACCATCAAGATCAGTTTGTGCTGAAAAAGCCAAAGTGTCGCCATGACCTGCTGATGATACGTCTTTGGTTTTACAATATGCGACAGGTGTACTACTCTCAACTCCAACAGTTAAACCATCTACTGATAAATATTCATCTTCAAGGATAACCTTGATAGTTGTTGCAGAACCACCGCTAACAGTATAAGTAGCAGATACACCATGCCCATAAGAATCATCAAAGTAGCCATCAAAATCAGCATCAAATTCTAAAGCCATTTACTTTTCCTTTCTCCTTTTGACTTTAACTTCTGATTTTTCTAAACCAACACTTCTATCTTTTTTTTCAGATACTTTGCCATCGGATGCTTCCGCTTTGCCATAACTCATTAAAGTATTAGCAGTATCGTTATCTAATTCGACAACATCACCAGCAGAAACTTTTTTACCATCAGCAACTGTATCTCTAAGAATTAAAACTTTCATTTTGCCTTCCTTGTTTTTAGAAAGGGCAGTAGAGAAAACCCCTACTGCCTTTTCAGTTGTTAATACCATCTATTAACTTGCGTTACAGAAAGATACTGCGTGTCTTACAGCTACATCTACTGATTGTAGAGCAACGATTCTAACTGTACCTGAAGTAGAGTTAGAGTAAGGATCAACAGTAATGTCTAAACCACCAAAGAACCCAATTAATAGGTCATTGAAGTTTCCGAACACATAGTTGTTAGCAGTAATTTGATTTGATACTACTACTGGATAACCATTAACCATACCATTCTCAGCCACGAATAAGCCACTGCCTGAATCTTTGGCTGTAGTTTTTAGCGTACCGAAGTTAGCTGGGTTAATGATGTAAGCTAAATCGCCCACTAAAGCATTATCGACAGCAACACTTGTTTCAATTGAAACCATTTCTGCGAAAGTTGGTGCGGCGGCACTACTTAAAGAAACAGTATTGATACCTGAAGTGTTAGTGATACCTCTTGGATTTCCACTAGAACCACTACCTTCTAAAGCACCATCATCAATTGCAATTGCCATTGATTTAGCTAAGTCATCACGAATTAAGTTTTCAACATCTAAAGATGATTGAAGCATTAATTGACGAGTAACGTCTGTGTGTACACCTACAGTTTTTGGAGACATAGTTACAGAACCGATTACCATTTCAGACTCACCAGATGCACCACCTTCTGCACTAATAAAAGCGGCAGAAGCGGCAGATGTTTTCTTAGGAATCTTAACATCGCCAGATAGTCCATTTAGGTTTGTAGCCAATGGCATTACAGCAGATGCGTTTCTGAGTGTGTCAATGAAGCTTTCAGGTCTGAAATCTTGTCCAACAAGACCAGCATCATCAGATGCATTCAAATCCCTTTTGTTCCAATTAGCCATAACTTCAGGCGGTAACATAATACCTTGAGCAGTTCTGCCATAGTGTTTAGATGCTTCTTCTGAACATTCAAATTCAAATTCAGCTTCTCTTTGTGCCTTTCTGTCAGTTGGATTAGCTAAAGCATTGATTGCTTTCATAATCGAAAACTGACGTACTTCCTTTTTGTTCATGCCAATCTCAGGAGTTTCTAAAGGCTTATCAGTCGCTATTTGGTCTAATAAGATTCCTCTAAATTCTTCTACTGAGTTACCATCTTGAATAGCCTTGTCAGCTAAGTCTCTTCTGTTGTGTCTAACAGCTAAGTCCATAATTTCTTTAGAATTTCTAACGAATTCGGCTTTAGCTTCAGCAACAGATTCTTGCCTAACTTCATCAAGGTTTATTTCATTTTTAACTTCTTCAGTCATTGTTTTTACCTTTATGGTTGTTTGTTTATCTTCAGAACGTCCTACTCCGACAGCTTGTGATTGATCTGCTGGTACAGAAACAACTGACACTTCTAAAGGTGTAGTTGATACTCTGAACATCGGCTTATCATCTTGGTTGCCACGCATACGTTCCATGCCATTTATCTTATAGCCAACACTGATATTTTGACGAATACCATCTTTGACATCTTGATAAATTTCTTCTGCGAGTTCACTTCGACCAAAGCGAACAATTGCCTTCGCACTTTTTTCAGCAGAATCAATTACGTACCTCTCGACCACACCAATCTGTTTAGTCATGTCGTGATCTAAGAGTAAAGGACTTCTGCCACTACCAATAAAGCTAGTGTCAATATCCTCTTCAGAATGTGAGATTACTTCCATGCCAAAATCTCTTTCAACAGGTTCTTCGGAACTAACTCCGATTCTCACTCTTCTTTTTTCTTCATCGATATAAGATGCTCTTGAAAGGTCTAGGGTTCGATAGACAATATCGGACTTGTCTAGTCTTTCTTCTTCATCTTTATCTTCTTCATCATGGTATGGTCGAGATTCCATCATTTCTTTGTCATCATCTTCCATACTTTCCATCATATCCTCATGTTTAGCAAACGATATAACATAAGTATCGTCTGTTTCCTCTACATTGAGAATATGTCTATCTTCTTTATATTCCATAGATTTATCCTCTTTGTTTTTGGTTGATAAAGGATGCCCTTCAGGAAGTAAGTCTTGATCGTGCTTACCACCCTGAAATCTTCCATTTCGCAAAGCGAAAAGAAAACTATTTACTCGTGCATACGCCCATTGTTCAGCAGAGCCAACATTAGGTCTGACTGAAGCTGGATTGGTTTTGTATGCACCAATACCTCTTTCAAATACTGAAAGAATTGTTCTATAAGTTGTTCTTTTAGAAGCTACGTTTCCTACTTCTTCATTGTGTTCTTCTACTTTTTTTCTCAAGCCTTTTTCAACAGTATCAGAAACTTGTCTGTCTTGTTGTGCTTGACTAGCTGAACCTGATTCTTTTTGTTCTACATATTTGATAGCTTCTAAAACAACATCTTTCATTTTTTGTTCGCCAAGTGTACCAATTACACCCCATTTCATTTGAGCAATAACACCAGCAATATTTGATGGTCTACCAGCTTTATCACCTGACTTGAACTGTTTGCCATCTTCAAAATGTCTAGCCGCCCATGCTTCTCTTTCTTTAATCCATTTAATAACACCAGCGGTTTCTTCACCATCTCTTGCTTTAGTCCATAGATTAAATGCTTCGTTACCTCTAATGTTGCCACCAGCTTTATAGATGTCAGGATCATTTTCTTTGACACCTGCAATAAATCCATAATCAAACTGCGGATAATTAGAGTTTCTCAAACTGACTTTTTTATCCTCGCCTTTCGTTGGAAAATCAGTCGCCATCGCCACCCTCGCCACCCTGAATGTCAGCCTCAACAGGCATCTTCATTCCAAAAGGTTGAAATGCTGTTTTAACACCATACTGTTCCGCTAACTTCTGTTCTCTTTCGTGTTGCTCAAACAACTCCTCAACATCTCTACCATAGTTTGCTTGAACATCTTGAAATGTTACTAGACCTGACTGCATACCGCTTATAGAAGCCATCATTTCTTTTTGTGGATCAACCCACGAAAAGCTTCTTGGTATAAAGTTTGCTGAATTAGCAAACTTATCGTATCTGCTCATTGGCAAAGGTTGGTTGGTACTTGGAGATGTTGAGATAGCACCACTTGATATTGACATCTCTAACCACTTTTCAAATACAGGTCTAACGAAATGGTCAATGGTAAATCTTTGGTACAGTCTATACATCTCACGATCTTCTAATGCACCAGCTCTTAGTGAACTGTAATTTACAGAACTAAGGTCATTGGTTAAGGCGTGGTAAGAAATATTTAAACCTGATGCAATACTTCTTAAAACTTGTATGCTGAATGATTCAAAAGCTGATGTTGGATGGTCAGGATCAAAAGATTTAAAATCCATTCCAGCTGGTAATTGTTCAAATGTTCCAGCTTCAGCGTTCATAATCGGTACATATTCTTCATCTTCGCCATCTCCTACATAACCATCACCATCAGGAGAAACAAAGAATCCCATCTTACTTGCTGATACTCTTGCAGAAACTATCTCTGCTTCTAAATAACCATTCAATAATTTTATATTTGCCATAGCAGATGCAGTAAATGGCACACCTCTGTTTTGTTCAGGTCTGTTAGGAATGTAGGCATGAATCATTTCATCAGCATTTAATCTGATGTGGCTTTGTCTTGCGTAGTA